TCATTCTCATGAAACCACTTCAGGAGCCCAGCTTCACCGTCAACATCATAGCTCAAAGCTATGGTCTTGAGGTGAGGGACACGAATCTGAAGGTCTTGATAATCAACGTGGTATTTCACACGCGGATATGAGACCGGAAGATAGGTGTCCTTGACTAGGCCTGCGTGAGGCCGCGCGTCCGTCATCCACTTTGGATACGAAGGAATCCTGCATCTATCAAGATACGGATCCACTACGCGCACAACAGACCAGAGACCGCCGTTGTAACAGCGGTTTCTGAATTCTGTTGCCTTACTCACAAGGAGTGCATCATCTCGCGACCTAGGAAGGTCAGCGCGCAAGCGGATAACTGACACGTCAGTGCCGTTGAACCACTCTGCCCCACAGGACTCTCGAAAGAGACCCGTCCAAAAGGACTTAGAGGTGTTGACTTTAAACCCGAAGGTTTGAAGTCGCGCGACTGCGAGATCTGCCGTGCGTGCGGGGAGAATGATATCGTCCCCGTACACACTCACCCTGCCCGCCAGCTGGCGGACAGAGGGGTAACGACGACCAGCTCGACCCTTCTGAACTGATGCGGCAATGGCCAAAAACACCATTGTCTCAACAGGGAAGGTAAGAGCTGAACCCATCGAGGCAAACTTGTGGATGTGGCGAACCACACCACGCACGTTTGCTGACCGACTACGCGTTACATCCAAGTACTCGAGGATACTCGGCCAGGGCCTGAAAAGGAACTGAACGAGTGACCAAGAGAGACGATCAGACGCTTCACTCAGATCGAGTGTAGCAAGGAGACCAGTCAGAGAGCCCTCGCGGGCCATCTTCTGATTCCGGGTCTGATCCACGAACCCCATGAGTTCACGGAGTTCGGAGTTCTCAACAAGTTGTTGGAACTCTCGCTTGAGGGCCTGCTGAGCGTACTGTACGCTAGCAGGTTCCATAGCGATGATTCTTGGAGTAGACATCGTCTTCGGCACTGAGATGACCTTTACGGGAATCTCGGTCTCGATAGGCCGCAAGCACGCGTGGGGATCCGAAGTAAGATTACTCCGGTAGAACCACGATGGAAAGACGGATTCCATCCGCTCAGTCCAGTACTCAAAGTCCCACTTCTCTGCCGGCTTAAGCCGATCAGCAGTGGAGCCAGGGCCGTGCTTCGGAACAAGCTCCAAAGAATCGATTTTCTTCTCGATCTTTGACAGCATGTCCGAGAACAGGAAAGAGAACATCCGGTAAACATCCAGATGTTCCGGGTCCTGAAGTGAAAACTCCAGACCCTCCAGTTCTGCGTCTGTCTCCCAGTACTTGTCGAAGGCAGCCTGTTCCCTCTCGGGAGAGGTAGGCCTTTCGATTTTATGCGTCAGATAGCAAAACTGACGCACCGCCCAGATCGAATCTGGATCGGGAGTACTGAGTAGAACCCCATCAGGTGCGAAGATACGAGTGAGGAAACCCCGAAGAAATACGGGGAGCCCTCGGAGTCGCAAGAAACTTGTCGACTCTTGACTCGGCCAAAAGCCAGCTGCAAGACCTTTCTCAAGGGCCTTGGCTAGCTTTGGAAGGGTGATCGTCAGAAACGAATCACCCTCATCTTCATAGCGACGAGAGATGTAGCTAACATCTTTCGACACATCGACAGAGCATTGTAGTGCTGCATCATGCAACACTGCCAGGTGGAGGTTTAGTAGGCTTTTCATGATCCCCAATCAAGGGTGTGTCATCCAGCCTACAATACCTAACCCCGTCGTGAAGCTACGAGGCCAAAGGCCGCCAGTGAGATGCTAATAAGCACCACAATGGCGATCATGACCATAGCTTCGAGACCACTCATCGCTCGCCCGCAATGATCTTTTTGAGATTTGCGTTCGAGCTGGCCGTAAGCCAGGCGATGAGTGCAAGCGCCTGCTTCTCGATCTCATCCGCCGTGAACCCCGTGGGGTACGCGACAGAGAAGGTCGAGGAGCCGTTGATACGTGCGTTGATGGCCGTGAGGGCATCAGCAGCAATCTTCTCCTTCTGAAGAGAAGCGGAAGACCGTCGTCGGTTGTCCTTGCCCGTCACCCGCTGGGTGGTGTACAGGGTCGAACCGTTGGCGATATCAGCGTAGACGTTCGTCGAAGGACGATCGTCAATCTTGGGCAGCGTGACTGGCACCGCATTAATGGTGACAGTCTGGGGGTCAGCGAGCATTGTAGGCCCTCCGGGTTTGTTGTTGGTTGTGGTTGTTCCCTTATGTAAGCTGAAGGGTACAGCTATGATTCAGCGACCGATCTTTGTGAGACCGAGCGCTAGCAAGATGGCGCTTTGACTCTCGCTGAGAGCCGCATCACCACCTGCTATGAAACCGAAAGGATTCGCGCGCACCCGCTCCTTACGAACATAAAGTTCAGAGAAACTACCCGATGGGGTAGTGCCTCCGACAATGTTCGCGGGAATTGCGGGTGAGAGAGTACCGTCAAAGTATGCGAGACTTGTGTAAGTCTCCATACCGTAACCGTACTGTGCGTGGATACGGTCATCGGCTAACGTCTCTGCGAGCGTTAGCGAGTCTCCAACATGGGAGAACCAATCGATGAGCCAAGACCAGGGAGCTAGTTCCCAGAGAGTGGCGGGCGTGATCTTCGTATCTACCAAAGCGTCAAGACGCGAGAAGTAGTTACTTGGGTCAAACCCAATCTTGGGTAGAAGGAAGAAATTCCCTTCGAACCAAGAAGTCCTCGTCTGGAGATGCACACGGTTACCGGTGAACCTGAAAGAGGTCACACCAGAGCTTCCTTGATAGGAAGTTTCACCACGTGCGGTCAGCATAGCACTTGTCTCTTGAGGAGACAAGAAGGACGGGATATAACCCCAGATGGGGGCATATACCTGACCTGTTTCGCCTTGATTGACGGGCGCTATCTGAACCTTCTTCCCCCTCGACCGGTGAATGGGGCCGATGGGTTTGTGAACCCAAAGCGTGGCTTCCGCCAACGCTCGTGCCGCATTCTGCAGATCGTTTAGGAATGGAATCCATCCGAACTGCACGTTGAGATAATCGGAACCCGTGGACTTAAAGAAGTTCACTTTTCCTTTCAACAACTCGGGAACGAGTCTGGGGAGCCCCTCGCGGAGCTCACCAGCGAACGTACCGAGGTTGAATATCTCTGGTTGAGGTGCTGCCTTACCCCAGAGCTCCTTTGCGGTAGCATCTGCGGTAGAATTGGCGTATGGGAATCTGGGGGAAATCCAGCAGTTGTCGAAGTAATGCCGGTTAGAACCGGAATTATTCTTCTCAACCCAGGTGAATCCATCAGATCGCGTAAAACGCTCCGACTTGAAAGGATGACCGGTATCGGGCTCCATGACTGAAAGGTCAATGGAACGCGCGGTAGCGGATTCCTTCCATTTCGTATCCCTCGCGCCAATCAGGAAATACCCGTAAGGGTCAGCCGCCATCTCAGAAACTTCTGAGATGTAGTCTGCCTTACCCGTGGGCCGAGTTCGAAAGGTTGAAACCTTATCGAACTTTAGTGCTGTAAAAGCACTTTGGGGTGTCCCGCTATTCAAGCGATAGCTGGAGACACGTGGCTCGTGGGTGTAGATTTCCTTGTAGTATGGCATGGTCTTCTTTCGGTAAGTGGACACATGGTCAGATACACAGTGCTTTCCATGTCGATGTGGAGAGAGGTCACTCCCTTGTGAGGGTGGCCTCT